TTTTCCTTCAAATTTTTTATATCCCCATCGTGTTGAACCAGTAATTATGGGTATTAGATATTCTTGGGTATCTTGGGTTTGGTAATAAATATTAGAAATAGTATTTTTTTATGCGTCCACAATCTGCTAAAGCGAAAGGCAGAAGATTGCAACAATGGGTTCGTGATCAACTGATTGAGCATCTTGAAGTGCATCCTGAAGACATTGAAAGTCGTAGTATGGGAGCAGGTGGCGAAGATCTTATCATGGCAAGGGATGCTAGGCAAAAGTTTCCATTTTCAATAGAATGCAAGAACCAAGAGAAACTAAATATTTGGGACGCATACGAACAGGCTTGTTCTAATTGTAAAGACTATGAACCTATAGTTTTTATCAAAAAGAACGGTAAAAAACCTTTAGTTGTATTGGATGCGGAATATTTTATCAAAACCAGGAGTATAAAATGAGTTCAAAATTAATTAATTTTTTCAAATTTTATGATGAGCAAAATCCTAACCACGTTGCTGCGGTTGGATTATTTGCTGAAGCACTTCCAGCAGAGTTGAAAGCGCAAAATGCTGCTTGGGTTTCAAAATATCGTGGTGGTAATGCTGCTGGCGGTGCAGTAGATCTTCATAAGTTCTTCCAGTTTTTCTCTGAGAAGAATGCTAACCATGTTGCTGGACTTGAATTACTTGAGCAAGTAGCACCTAAAGAATTACTAGTTGATGATGGCGCTGGCGCAAATAAAGATGCAGCATGGATTGAAAAGTTTAGAACTAAGCCACCAACTCCAGCAGTTCTAGCAGTACCTTATTTCAATCAGGTTGATAATTACAGAGATGCACATAGAACTTGTAACAGTTCAGCGTGCGCTATGTGCCTTGCTTTCCTCAAGCCAGGAAGTATTACGGGCGATGATGAGTATGTTAAGAAAGTATTTGCGATTGGCGATACTACAGATCATGCGGTACAAACAAAGGTACTTGCAGGTTATGGAGTTAAGTCACACTTTAGTTACAATCTTTCTTTTGCTGATATTGATAAAAGTCTTGCTGCTGGGAAACCTGTCGTTATTGGCATCCTTCATCGCGGTTCTTTATCTGCACCTACTGGTGGGCACATGTGTGTTGTAATTGGCAAGAAAGGCGATGGATATGTGATCAACGATCCTTATGGTTCATGTAATGATGGTTATCAAGGACCAGTAACGAACGGTAAAGGCACTGTCTATAGTAAGGCAATGCTCAAAGCACGTTGGTGTCCAGGTGGTAATGATGGATGGGGTCGTATTTTCGATTGAGAAAAACTTTAACCTAACTCACATCTAAAATGGAAGAAACAAAAAAAGACAAATGTATGGCTACTATTATTCGTGTTGCTATTTTGAGTTGGTCTGCTGCTCTCCTAACAGCTAGCTATGCAGGTATGCTATCTAAGATGGATCCTACCTTTATTGCTACAGTCTTTACAGCATCCGCTGCCACATTTGGTATCAATACTATGAAAAAAAGTGGAGAAGATGAAGAGAAGAAGAAGTAATTACTTCTCGTGAAATTCTTTATACTGCCTTTGTTTATCTTTTTTCTGTTCTTTCTTGAGTGACTTATTGATTTTTTTCAGAGAAGCACTCTTTTCAAAAGCAAAATATACTTGAAGTTCATAAGGGGTAAGATCTTTTTTCAAAAGTTTCTTACCCCTTACTAGTATCTGCTGCACGATAGGTTTCATTTTACCTACCATCCATTCCACCAAGGATTTGCCAACAAGAGCTGCAGCAACAGAAGCAGTAGCAGTGGTGCCAGCAAGTATAACCTGTTCTTTTGGAGGAACTGGAACTTCCCCGACGATTGGTACTTCAATGACGGGCACTCCTAGATTAGTTTTGGGGGCATCATCGGAAATAATCCGATTATCCTGTATATTTTGAACAGGAATTTGTGGTAGTATAGGTTTACTATCTGGTAATACTCTAGTCTTTTCTTCCTGTTGCTGCTGTTGCTCTTTTTGTTTTTCTGCATTTACAGCAGCATCAAACTCTTCCTGTGTTGGTACATTGATTACAGGATATTTGATTGATGGATCTGGCATACGAAAGACAGGTAATGCCAAACCGCGACTAACTGGGGGTGGTGTTTGTTGTATTACTGGTGCATCTATTGTAGGAATTACACTTGGACCTTGAACACCAATATTATCAATTTTGTTTATTGGCACTTGGATACCTCACAACTACATCAGCACAGATCTTATAGTATGGACTGTCTGGATGAAATGTAATACCAGACTTGATTGCTTCACCACATTTCAATAACCTGACTAATTCAAAGTCAAGTCTTGCTTTATCTGCTTCAGCTTGTTGTCTAGCAATCTCAACCTTTGCCCGTGTCTTACAGATTTCTTGTAGTGATCCATCAAGAGGAAAATTAAAACCAAAACTCATACCAGCGTTACCATTATGAGTTTGATATGTTGTGGGATCATTATTACCACTTAGATTTCCTAATACAAATGGAGAAACACTTATTGTTGGTCCTTGACAACTAACTCCTGATCCGTAGGTGTTAACTGCGAACGGACCTTGTAAGACTTGGACAGCTTGGTTAGTAACATTACCTGTAGCGGAAGCACTAGGACCAGCGATATTAGTATTAGAAGGAGCAGATTGAGCGTAAACCGTGCCATAAAAAAGAAATGCTATTGAGTAAAGACTGATATAGAATTTGTTGTAGATTTTTGTTCTGTAGTTCGATCTATCCATGTTTCTTTTGCCACTCCAGGTCCAAGATGAGTTTCACTGAACTGGAATGGAGCACCTTGTGTCATAATAGTATAGGTTGCTCCTTGATGAGGAGTGGCAGGGATATTAATATTTGTTCCAGTGACAGTGTATGATGTGCCAGTTGTATATTCAACTTGGCGTATTGTTTCTATAATCTTTGTAGATGTTTCTGTTGTTGCTGTTATTGTTCCTCTAGTAAAATTAGGAACAACTTGTTCTGCTAGGGAAGCATTACAAAACCCTAGCAGGAATATCCCTGCTAGGATTTTTTTCATTTAAATACGCTCAATTCGATAGATCTTTGACCTGTCGCTGTCGTACCAGCACCACCAGCAGTCACAGTAGGGACTGATGTGTTAGACAAAGTACCAGCAAGACTTCCAGCAGCACCAGCAGCAGTAGAGGTAATATTTCCATAAGGTGCAATAGCGCCAGTTGATACAGAGTTAGGTGCGGTGTCTGCATCAATTAACGTTTCAGAAAACGTAAATGCTTGACCAGCAGTATTAATTGAATATGTACCAGCACCACCTACACCACCAAACGTGGATGATTGAATGTTCGTACCTGAAACTGAATATTGACCACCAACTCGGATCGCTTGAGAGGCAGCTGCATCTACCTTGAGTTGGACAGAATCTGTAATTTTAGAAGTAATCTCAGCAGCACTTGTGGGAATAGCGAAGAATAACGAAAAAACCAATAGAAGTTTTTTCATTTTTCCTGACAATAATACTAAAATTATTTAGGATGATGTAAAATAAATAGTAACTCATAGTGCAAAATTCAATGGCACGCGAATGGAATACTCCTTTTAGGGAGCCATGGAATCCTGTCATAAAAAAATGTTTAGATGCAATTGACTTGCATACTACTTTGCATTTAGAAACTCAAGATCAATTTCATGTGGAGCAATCTAGATTATTAAGACAATATGTTAGAAATCTAAAGGATTGGATACACGAAACTGAACCTGAAGGATGGCATAGAAAGTGATCCATATACCAGAAATGATCTTGACAAACCCTTTATGCCTTGGTATATTGGGGTTTGCATTGATTGTAGTGCCCATTATGGGAATTATGTTCATCCATGGAAATCTTGACAAGAAATAAATAATCACTTATAATGTAAAATCGCTTTACAGCGATTGCATCATGAGATTTTGATGTGACACTTAGAGCCCAGGAGATTGCCCTTTGAGAAAAGGGATGTGCGCTTTCTCTATTGGGATGTAGAATTCAATCAATTTTAATGCTTAAAGCCATTTCTAGTATCATCGTCTTTGGTCTTGTCGGATTGACACCCGTAACAGCAAAGGCAGCGAGCGGATGTTCACTCGCATCACATTATGGAATCGGTGACGGATATCATGGCAGGACAACTGCTAGTGGTGAACGATATAATGCTTATGGAAAATCAGTAGCACACAAGTGGCTACCATTTGGAACAAAACTGAAAGTAACAAATGCATCCAATGGTAAATCAGTAATTGTGCGAGTAAACGATAGGGGTCCTTATGTTCATGGAAGAACCCTTGACTTGTCTTATGGAGCTTTCTCTTCCATTGCCCATCCAGGTCAGGGTGTTGTTAGCGTTTGTTATTCCAGAGCGTAAGTGATAAATATGGGTGAGAACTGCAGGTCTCATCCTTACTATGAAATTTAACTTTCACTTCGGTAAAAAGAAACCCACTGTTACCAAACTAATCGTAGTAGGGATAACATTAAGTACAATTATTACCACACTATCACACTGTACAGGGGTCAAGGAAGAAAAGATATGGGATCTTGTTGACGAAGTTCAAAGACAACTTCCAAGCAACATCGTCAGAGACATAATTCTTCTTGACCCCCAAAAAATAGAACGTCGTGTGATACGAGATATAGACAAAGCAATAGCAGATTATGAACGCTTGACAGGTGATGATGGAACTGTTAGAATGCTACCACCACGATACTCAGAGTTGCCAGTTGACGATAGAGTATGCTATACTAGGGAATGTAAATCCCTGGGTGGTGAAATGAGACTAACTGCTCCGTGGTATGTGTCTCAGTAGCTCAGTGGATAGAGCAACTGCCTTCTAAGCAGTCGGTCGTTGGTTCGACCCCAACCTGAGACGTTCCTTTACTAGGGAAAATTATGTCATTACTATCACAATTAGATCGACAGATGGTTATCGAAGCATTAGAATACTATGTGCAAAAATTAAAAGACGATAACTGTACACAAGCGTCAATTACAGCATTTCAAACACTTTTGAACTGGGTCGAGCTTGAATATTTCAAACATGAAAATTAATCTTTGGTATTCTGAACCACAAAAACTGTGGCGTTGGACTTTGACAGATGATCAAAAACCAGTTGTAAAACAAGAATCTGGGCAACAACCAGATCTTAGAGCAGCAATGAATGATGTTGCAAATACAGTAGAATATCTAATTAATGGGGTGTAGCTCAGCGGTAGTAGCGGGATGCTGTTAACATCTAGGTCGCAGGTTCGATCCCTGCCGCCCCAGTTGCTACTTTAGCTCAGCTGGATAGAGCAACGGTTTTGTAAACCGTAGGTCGTCGGTTCAAGTCCGACAAGTAGCTTATAAATAACCACAAAGAAACTTTGGTTATGTTAAAGTATAGTAGAGATCATTTAAAAAAAAGTCAAGAGACTTATAGTAGTCACTTGATTTGGGCTACATATGCTGGTATTAAAATGATTTTGGTTGGATGTTCCAGTATTGTTCATGGAATTGTCCCAGCATTTTTTCAAGGTACTGCAGCAAAAACTGTTATTGATTTTTATCACAAACGTTTGGTAAATCATCCAAACAATGAATATCAAAATTATATTGATCAGTATAAAAAATGATTATTACTAGAGAAGTAATTAATAAAAATATTGTATATCATGATTATAATTCTGGATCTAAAGAATTTGAAGTAAAAACATACCAGGATTTAGTAAATTTAATTAACGCTTATAAAAATATTTTAATAAAAAATGGAGCTAAACTTGGAGAAACCATTTTAGTTGCTCCTACTAGAGGATTTAATAATCTAGCAGCATTTATTGCCGCCGCTGAGCTTGGGTTAGGGTCTACTATTGTAAATTCTTTCTTGCAAAAGTCAGTATATTATTCAGATAGTAAAATAAAAACTTTATTACCAATTAATTATTTTATTGCAGATGAAGAA